CGAGAAATTGATTTTTTCTTTCAACCTTTGAATGTTATAAGTATAAAAGCAGAATTTAGAGTCACTGGTTATTTAAAATTGTTATGTGAATTAGCAAAATTTAATTTTAATGCTCGTGACTTTTATGTACCAAATTGTCAGATGACATTTCTTTCTTCATTATTGGGATCAGAACGTATGGAGTTTGAGCGAGGACCTGTTATAAAGATAGGTATGACATATTGGTATGGAGGAGCACTCGAATTAGCGCAATACTTAAATTATGATAATCCAGATATCTTTTGGGCTACGGGAGATATAGTTAAATTAGATAAAAGTATTAAAGATTATCAGTTATATATTTATATAGTAGCAATGTTTAGGTATTATGATACTGATCGTATGAATTTAAAGCAGAAAAGAGTTTTTTGAACGATTAGTAAAATTATTAATGTATCATATAAGCAATAAAGTTACGTTGTGTATAGATACAGTTTGGCGTATGATTCGAGGTGTTATGTATTCTGGAGGTAAAGAAACATCTCATGGAGATAGTTGGATTATGGCATTAGTTTTTGAATTATGGATAGAAGACTTGATATTTAGATATCCTTCTTTACGAGATCCTATAGAGCAGTTTATATTAATAGGGTATATAAGGATAATAGTCTTTGGAGATGATCATATATGGTGTGGTCCTAAAGTAATGCGTAATATAATAAATGTTAATGATTTTCAAGAATTTCTTGTCCGTGCAGTTGATATGATGCTGCAAGACCATCGGGAATATGATGAGTTTTTGTCAGTTCCTGATGGTATGGGAGGATTTATGAAAGGAAAAAAAAATTTAAAATTCTTAAAACGTTATTTTATACGTAATACTATAGATCCAAGTTTAGCATCAGTTTTGCCTTATAAGCCTATGGATGAAGCAATGTTGAAAATGTTTAGTATGGAAGAAGATATTCCAGAGATGTTGCCATTGAAAGCTATGGCTGCTGCTTATGATACTATGGGAACTAATTCAGTTCATTATAATCTTACTAGAGAATTCTATGATCGCACAATGAGTAGATTGTTGCGTACTCCTGCAGAAATTGTTAAGGATTTAATAGATAATGCACAATATTCTAAAAAAATTAATAATTATGTCCGTATGTCTGGAGTAAATAAAGATCAGTTATTTGACCATTTTCCAAGTTTAAAAGATTTACGATTAAGACATATTTATGATCATGTTAAATGCGCTTATGGTAATGCAGCTGATTGGGAATTTCGTTTATACCAATCTTTACATGGAGATTTATGTATGTCATCTGTTCCTAGAGAGACACGAGGCCCTACATTATTTTGATAATAATAAATGATAAAAATATAAAAATAAAAAAAAA